GGACCGACCAGACCCTGGTCGAAATCCAATAGCCCGAGCCTCCGGGATTTCCAGGGCGATTCAAACATCAACTCCAAGCGCCTCATGACCAGAATCTCGGGCGGTTGGGAGCCTGAAACCGACCTGATCGAGACTGACGGCGCCCCACCTGTGGTTGTGTACACCAACCCGGGCGGTGCTGGGGTTTTCGAGACCCATATAGATCTCATCAACCGCATCAACTCCGGCGTTCTGCAGCGCTTGTCGACGATGGCGATGCAAGCGTTCCGTCAGCGCGCTCTAAAGAAGGAGGGAGACAAGCCCCTACCGGCGGTCGATGACAAAGGCAACGCCATCGACTATGCGGCCATCTTTGAACCAGCCCCCGGAGCGCTGTGGGATCTCCCACCAGGTGTTGACATTTGGGAATCTGCCACAACCGATGCAAGCCCCATGCTCGCCGCGTCGAAAGAAGACATCCGGCATCTCTCGGCGGCCACGAAAACGCCCCTTCCCATGCTGATGCCCGATGGCGCAAATCAGACGGCGGAAGGCGCGATGAACACCGAGAAGGGCTTCATTTTCAAGTGTGAAGCATGCCTAGCGGTAGTGAAACTCGGCCTCGAAGCCATCATCGTTAAGGCGCTAGAGACCGAAGGTGTCGCAGACGTAGGCAATGTTGAGGTGTCATTCGAGGCGCCAGCCCGTGTGACACTCTCTGAGAAGTACTCTGCCGCAGCACAAGCGGCGGCAGCAGGGGAGCCGTGGGGCTCAATTGCGCGGAACATCCTCAAGTACTCACCCGACCAGATTGCACAAGTCGAAAAGGATCGGGCCAAGGAAGAGGCGATGGCGCCACAAGTAGCGCCACCTGCTCCACAAGACTTCCCCCAGTAGGGGGTTCGCCCGTACGGGCGCCACCAATGCGAAACGCAAAGGAATTTCACATGTCTGATGTGACCCCGAATGACATGCCGGGAGCCGTAACGGAACCGGGCGAACCAGAAGGAACCGTAGACGCCATCAAGGCGCCGAAATCCGAAGCCAAAACCGATGGTTTGACCGCTGAGGAACGGCAAGAGCTGGACAGACTTCGCGCCACCCGCGTTGAGGAACGACGCTGGGAAAAGCGCGCGAAGGAAAACTACGACGACGCCACCAAGTGGCGTGAGCTCATCGAGAAGAGCGGCGGAGACAAGAAAGAGTTCGACCCAAGGGCCGAAATCGACAAGATCCGAGCCGAACTGACCACCGAACGCACCGAACGGTTGCGATCAGAGGTCGCCAGAACCACCGGAGTTGACCCTGAGGACATCAAGGGCGGCACCGAAGAAGAGATGCGCGAATCCGCCGAACGGTGGAAGGTGCGTTTCAACGCTCGACTCGAAGAAGCGATCAAGTCGAAGTCCGCACCGGCCGCAGCGCCGGCAGCCGAGGTTACTTCAGACAAGAAAGTCACCGGTCCCAAGCAGTTGACCCGTGATGACCTCAAAAACATGTCCCCCAAGGCGATTCGAGAAGCCCGCGAGAGCGGGCAGCTCGACGAGCTGATGGGGAAGTAAGCATAGGAAGGAGCCAGTCAGATGGCTGTTACCCATTTCATCCCCGAAATCTGGTCGTCCTACATTCTTGAGCGCTACATGGCCAAGAATGTGTTCGCCTCCCTCGTTGACCGCAAGTACGAAGGTGAAGCCCGCAAGGGCAACACCATCCACATCCCCGGTGTGGTCGCCCCGGCGGTCAAGGACTACAAGGCGGCTAGCCGCACCACGTCGGCAGACGCCATCAGCGACACCGGAATCGACATCCTGATCGATCAGGAGAAGAACTTCGACTTCTACGTCGACGACATCGACAACGCGCAGTCGAACGAAAACCTGCTGCCGCTGTACACCGACGCCGCCGGTGACTCGCTGGCCACCGACGCCGACCAGTTCATCGCCAACCTGCTTGTCGCCAACGCCACCGGCATGCCATGGTCGTCCAACCCCACCACGGGAGATGGCGCGTTCAACGTCGTCAAGGACGCCCGCAAGCTGATGAACAAGGCCAACGTTCCTGACGACGATCTGCGTGTCGCGGTTGTGAACGCCGAGTTCGAAGCCTTGCTGGTCGGTGCTGATTCGAAGCTCACCAGCTTCGATTCGTCCGGCGACACCGCTGGTCTGCGCAACGCCACTGTTGGAAAGCTGCTCGGATTCCGTGTGGTTACCTCGAACAACCTGCCTGAGTCTGACTCGCCGCAGGCCGTGTTCTTCCACCAGCGTGCCGCAGCGTTCGTGTCTCAGATTGACGAGGTCGAAGGCATGCGCGCACAGGACAAGTTCGCCGACCGCATCCGCGGCCTGCATGTGTACGGCGGCAAGGTCGTTCAGGCCCCCGGCGTGCTCGTCTTCAACCGGGCCGGCAGCTAGTGCTGGCATCTCCCGCTGACGTCGCCCACGCCCTAGGGCTGGAAGACGAGAACGAGCTCACCGCCTCCCAGCAGGCCCGTGTCGAGGGCCTGCTGGAGAGGGTGTCTCGAAGGTTTCAGCGGGAGGCCGGACGAACCCTGACCGCAGGGGCGGTGACCGTGCGTGCACTCACGGTGGAGGGCCGGGTACATCTACCGGACCCCCCGTCTGGAGACACTGTTACGGTCACCGACCTCTGTGGTAACACGCTCGAAGGTGTCATCGAGGGCGACTACGTTGATGTCACCCGCAACGGGTGCCCTGTCGCCACGGGTGAAATCCTTGTCGTCGAATACACCCGAGATGAGCCGCCCCAGGCCGCAATAGATGCGGTAGCGGCGATGGTCGCGCGCCACCTCACGGTGGAACCCGGTTCACCCGAATCGAAGTCCACCGACCTCACCGCGGGCGCGGATTTTCGGCAGCGTCTTGCCGACTGGGTGTCTGACACATCCTTGTTCACCGACGAGGAACTAGCGGAGGCGAGAAGCTACCGCTACCCCGTCCCTAATGTGATCATCCACCGCCTGTGACCTTCGAATCACTGGCCAGGATCCCGGTCACGTACACCCCATACACGGGTGTCACTCAGGATTCCCTAGGGAACGATGTTCCCTCATTCGGCCCCACAGTGGACCTGAAGGCGTACTCGTATGCCCCGCACCGGACTGAAGACACGGACGGGCACACCTCACGCGATATCGCAGAAGTCGATCTAGCCATGCCCCCCATGACCGTTGATCTGATGTCCCGATTCGGGATCAATGGGAAAACCTACGAGGTGGTGGGTGAACGCGACGAAACAGGCGGATTCCACGGCTGGAAGCCAGGAATCATCGTCGAGCTGAAAAGGGTGACCGGATAGTGGCCAAGTTCAGGCTGAATCGTAAGGCGCAGAGCGAATTGACGAAGGAAATCGTCGAGAAGGTCTGCGTTCCCATGATGCAGCGGGTCGCTGACGCCTGCAACCAAGAAGCGGGACTGGAAGACGGTTTCCGCGTCTCGGTAGAAGGCGATGATCCTTTGGATAAGCGCGACTACCGGGCAACAGCTATCGCCGCAACGGCAGAGGCCATCCGGTACGACCACAAGCACGACGCACTGCTACACAACTTTGGCGAGGCTGGCTGATGTTCGCCTACCACGCCCAAGTGGTCAGGGACTGGCTGGACGAAAACATGCCGGTTCGGGTGTCCACTGACGTGCCGAAAACGCGCCCAGCGCAGCTGATCACAATCGATTCAGCGCCAATCTCTAGCGGATACTCGGGAACCAAAGCCCGCGTACTCGCACGGCGCCGACTGATCATCTACTCATGGGGCGCCAACGAACTGGACGCATACAACCTGATCGAGCAGACGCGTGAATGGCTCCTCAAACTCCCCGGCAAGGGCCGCGGAGTGCACGCTGTAGACATCGCAGGGGAACCTGCCCGCCGCGATGACATCGAAAGCGAAACGCGACGGTTCGTGATGACCGTCGATGTATTAATGCGTTCAAATCCCTGAATTTACAACTAAATACACCCTTTCAAAGGCTCGGCTGCACCGATCTGCTTCTGAAAGGGGCACATCATGGCTGAAGAAGTCGGCAACGTTTTCGCCGCAGAGCCGTCCGCCGCTGGGGCCGCGTTCGTCGCCCCGCTCGGAACTACCCTCCCAACCAGTGTCGACGGAGTGCTCGATGCCGCGTTCGTCGGTCTTGGGTATGTCGGCGAGGACGGTATCACTGAAACATCGGAGCGGTCCACCGATGAGAAGAAAGACATGGGTGGCCGCATCGTCAAGGTGCTGCAGACCGAGTACAACCACTCGTTCAAATTCGTCCTCCTGGAATCGCTGAATGCCGATGTCCTCAAGGCGATCTACGGTGCTTCAAACGTCACCGTCACCCCCGCTGACGGTACTCACGGCACCCAGGTGAAGGTCCGCAAGACCAGCAAGAAGCTGCCCCACCAGACGTGGGTGTTCGACACCATCGACTCGGAGCTGTCCGCGAAGTACCGCAACTGCGTCGCAGACGGGCAGGTCATCTCTGTTGGTGATGTGACCTTGGCTAGCAAGGACACCATCGAATACGAGGTGGAACTGAAGGTCTTCGAGTCGTCCACCGGTGAATACGTGACCACGTACACCGACGACGGGCGGATCGCGGGCTCCTAATAGACGCGGCGGGGCCGAATTCCCCTGCAGCCGAGCGCGGCCCCGCCGCTCTCCAAGCGCTACGGCTGCACACAAACCCCTTGAAAGGGCGCTCATGGCTGCAAAAAACGCAACACCCTACGTCCACATCGTGGAAATCGAAGGCGTCGAAAAGAAGATCAACCTCAAACCCTTCGGGTCCGTTCCATCCGGTGTCATTCGGCGAAACCGCAAGAACCCCGAAGAGGGTATGTGGGAAATCTTTGAGTGGGGCGCGGTCTCGGAAGCCGATCTTGCTGTGTTCGACGAGCTGCCCCTAACTGAGGTGGAAGACCTTTTCACCGCCTGGCAGGAGGCCGGACAGGTCACCGTGGGGGAATAGTCGCGCTTCTCGACCTCATCGAGAAGCATGGCACCGCACTAGAATACGACCTGATCAAAGACGGGCTACGCCTACGTGACTGCCCGTCTGACGAATTCAACTGGCGCGATCTGTGGGTGTATGTCAATCACCCGGAAGAGACAAGCGCGCTATGGAAGTCCAGGAACCCGAAGTATGCGGGCTGGACTCTGACTACCCGCCTTCTGGCGATTATCGCCAATGCGCTGCGCTGGCTGGTGTGGGCGAAAACCAAGGACGGACACCGTAACCGGAACCGTCCGGTGCCAATCGGCCCTGATATGGGCGATCAGCAGTCACGCCCCGGCCTGAAAGTCAAAGCCGCGCCCCTCTCGAAGGTCAAAGAGCTACTCGGCCTTTCAGGCGAAGAGCGGCGCGAGAAGAAACTGCGAAACCTGTTCGGAAATTAGGAGGTGACACATGGCTGTTGAACTTTCATCGGGATATGTGTCTGCCACCGTCAGGTTCGATGGGGTCAACAGGGGCATCAGCAAGCTCTTTGACAACGTCCAGAAGCAGGCAGTCAGCGCGGGAAAGAGGACCGGCTCCGCATACGCTAAAGCCCTTGCCGACGAGGCGAAAACCGCTGCGGATCAAGTTAAAAAGATCTCCGAAACGGTCGCTAAGTCTCGCGACAAAGAAGCTGACGCCGCGGGCAAGCTCAAGGTGGCCCTTGAGAAGCTGAATGAGGCTCGCGAGGCGGGAACCAAGGGCTCGAAGCTCACCGCTTTGTCGGAAGCGCATGCGTCGGCGATGCGTAAGCAGCAGGCCGCGGCGAGTGAACTCGCCAAGGACTTGGATGCGGTAGCACGCGCCCAGAAGCGTGCCTCCGACGCGCAGTCCGCGATCGACAAGTCGTCCAAGCCGATACGTAACCAGGTATCCAAGCTCCTCTCTGGCTCATCTGACGCCGCAGGACGTGAAGGCGGACTTGCGGGGCGCAGGTTTGGCGATTCATTCTCCAGTGCGCTACGCACAACCGGGATTGTTGCTGCAGGTACCGCGGTAGGAAACCTAGCCGCCAATGCGATGACCAAGGCCGCCAACCTGGCCACAAGCGGTGTTTCGGCGATCGTCACCAAGGGCCTGGATTTCGAGAAGACCATGAACACCCTCTCGGGTGTCACAGGTGCTTCGGCAGATGTCATGCAGCGGTTCCGCGACACCGCCAAGGCCCTCGGCAACGACATGACCCTGTCGAACACCTCTGCTGCTGATGCGGCGCAGGCCATGACAGAGCTGGCCAAAGCCGGTTTCTCCGTGGATGAGTCGATCACCGCCGCCAAGGGCACCCTGCAACTAGCCGCTGCTGCGCAAGTCGATGCGGGCAAGGCTGCCGAGATTCAGGCCAATGCCCTGTTGGCCTTCGGTCTCAAAGCCGACTACGCCGCCAAGGCCGCAGATGTGTTGTCGAATGCGGCCAACGCATCCTCGGCGGAAATCACCGACGTGGCACAGGCGTTGCAGTCCGGTGGCGCGGTCGCCAATCAGTTCGGCCTCAAGCTCGAAGACACCGCCGCCGCGATCGGCCTGTTGGCCAACAACGGCATCAAAGGCTCCGATGCGGGCACCCTGCTCAAGTCGGCGCTGCTGGCACTGACGGACACCAGTAACCCGGCACAAGGCGCTATTGAAGAGCTCGGCCTGACCGTCTATGACGCCCAAGGTCGATTCGTGGGGCTGGAGAAGCTATTCGGGGACCTACAGGCCGCCTCCCAGCGGATGACACCGGAGATGTACCAAGCGGCCACCACGACCCTGTTCGGCTCCGATGCGGCCCGCCTGGCCGGTATCGCCGCCAAGGATGGTGCTGCTGGATATGACCAGATGCGCGACGCCATGGAAAAGCAAGGCTCGGCTGCCAAGCTCGCCGCAGCCCAGAACCAAGGACTACCGGGGGTCATTGAGCGGCTGAAGAACGCCGCGGAAACCCTGGCTATCACCATTTTCGAGAAGGTCCAAGGCCCGCTATCGAGCATCGGGGACGGACTGACCGGGTTTACCAACAAGATGCAGGACGCTTTCGAGAACCCCGCCGTGAGCCAAGCCGCAGGCAATATCGGTTCAGCTCTGTCGACTATCGGAACCGCCTTCGGAAACGTCCTATCGGCTGTCGGCCCGTCGTTGGTCAGCGGACTATCCGAAGCGGTCAACCTCATCGTCCGATTCAAAGACTTCCTCATCCCACTAGTGGCAGGTTTGGCCGCCTACAAGACGGTGATGCTCGCCATCACTGTCGCCACTAAGGCGTGGGCTGCCGTGCAAGCGCTGCTGAATATCGTTCTCACAGCCAACCCTATCGGCCTGATCATCGCCGCAATCGCCGGTTTGGTCGCCGGTATTGTCCTGTTGTACAACAGGAATGAAACGTTCCGCAAGATCGTGCAGGTCACGTGGGCGGCGATTAGGAACGTTATTGGCGCGGTCTGGGGATGGTTATCCACCACCGTATTCCCGGGCCTGAAGGCCGCATTCACGGTCATTGGTGCCGCCGCAACATGGCTGTGGAACAACGCCATCACGCCAGCCTGGAACGGCATCAAAGAAGTTATCGGCCTCGCGTGGGAGGTCGCCTCCGATCTGTTCGCGAACTGGAAGCGCGCAATGG